GTTAACAATCCACTAAAGAAATCATTTGCTAGATTTGCCCTGATTTCAGTTTGTTTTTTCTCGGCATCAGTGATTCTTTTGCTGATCAATTGTCTTTGTGTTGCAGTTATACCCTCGCGATTTAATTGCTCTTGAAGTGTTGCAATTTGAACATCAAGCAAAGCGTATTGATTGTCTGATAAAGCGGTGAACTGATTTGTTGCTGCATTCACTCGTGCATCTGTGATCTTTTGTTGAAACTCTATTTCCTGTTGAAGTTGAAGTTCCTTAAACAAAAGATCGCCCTCGAGCAATCCTAAATTAAGTTCCTGTGAGGCTATCAAAGCAAGTTCATTTGATTTTGCAAATGCCGCTTGTATTGCCGCCGGATCACCAATTTTCAAACCAATTTCAATGGTCGTGTCTGATAAAACAAGCGCCTCTTTTATTTTTTTCCCAGCACTGTTGGCAATCGGTGGCAAGGCATCAAGTTGTGCCGCCGTTGATGTTGATATCGTGTCGATTGCGGAGCTGATTCCATCTGCTATTTCGCTTGATGAAAATGCTGATTTTAAATTCCCACCAACTTGATTTGCAAAATCTTTAGAAGTGGCAATTGCTGAATCTCTAAAATCACTAAAGCCTTGAGCTGTTTCATCAGAAATTGCGCCAACAGCATTTAAAACTTTAGATATTGCAAACCCCAATGTTGATGCAAATACAACAGAGTTTTGCAAACCCAAACGAATTGTGTTAAAAACCGCAAGACCAAGGTCCCCTAAAAAAGCAAGTGGCCTGATAACTACCGCATTGATTGCCTTTGCAAAATCTAAGGCGCCCAAAATAATATCTCGAAAAAAATCTTTCCCGGCCGTTTGACTGCTTAAAAAATTAGTCAATTGGTTTACTATAACTGTGATGCCTTTGATCGCCCCAACAACTGCTGGGCTTCTAACAATTAAATCACCTATTGTTTTTAAAAGATTTGATTCAATTGCATTTTTAAGCTGTGTCGTTGCTCCAGTGAAAGAGTTAACACCCTTTGCCGCTGCACCACCAAATCTTGATTCAAGAGCGGCTAAAGTTTTTTCAAATGTTTCAGCTGATGTTCGACCTTTGTCGATTGAGATTCCAAGTTTTCCAAATGCGGCGACGTTACCGGTTGCTGCTTTTGCAACAAGTTCCGTTGTCGTTGAAAGGTCTTTTCCTAGTGCAGCACTTAAATCTAAGGCCGCTTGCGTTGCTCTTTGAAGTCCGTCGCCTGATAAATCACCGAGCGTTTGAATATAAGCAGCTGACTGCAAAACAGCATCGTCAGAAAATTTAGTTGTTTCCTGAATTGCTGCGGCGAAATCCTCTAAACCTTTGATTGTTTCGGGCGTAGCTTTTCCGGTCAGTTCCAATGCGTTTTGAACACCAAGCAATGAGTCAGCATAGCTTTGCGAGCTTGCAATTGCATCGGTAGTAATCAAATCAACCAACGAACCAATTGCGTTTGTCGCCAAACTTATTCCGCTAGTTACAAGATTGGCGGCCAAATTTCCCTTGAAAGATGCAAACGAACTGTTCGCCTTGTTCGCTAGCTTTTCAAGTTGTCCAAGTGATTTTTCACCCTGCTTTTCAACGCCCTGTAAAGCCTTGGTCGCATCCTTTTGGAACTTAGCAATTTGAGCAAGGGCCTTAAGTGTCTCGGCGTCTAGTTGAAACGAAACTGGATCAGCCATTACCTACGCCCTCGCTTTGCTTTTGCCTTTGCTTTTAATTTTTCACCCTCACGTTTTGCATGATCCGAAAGAGCTGCGGAAACAGTGAAAAAGATTTCAGCCTCATAACAAGTGAGATCACTCGAATCAAATCGATAGCCTATTTCACTTAACGATTTTCTTTCGAAATATTCACTCACCATCTGCGCCACTATTCCTTTGCTGTTTAAGCTCAAGCCCTTGGCAAAATTCAACGCCGTCCGCTTAACGTCTTGAGCTAGCTCTTTGACAAACGAACACCTTGGATCAACTGATTTCCAATTGACGCCAATACCTCTGCACCGTCTTGATCGTATTCGAGCATTTCTTTTGTGAACTTAAGTCCGTCTGATTTCCGTGTTAAGTTAACATCCTCGACGTGTGAAATGGCATATTCGAAAATCTTTTCCGACATATCTAAGTTGGATGCCTTTTCGACCTCACCTTTTTCATTCACGTTAAGCGACATGGATTTTAAAAAACCCATGCGCTCTGAATGTTTTGGAATCTTAACCTTTACTTTTCCCTCGAAGATTGCTTGTTTTTTCTCAAGAACGACGTTTCCCGCGGCGTCCTTAACAGGCAATCCATTGTCATCAGTTTTTACCGCATCGATTTCGCGCGGCAACCAGTCGTAAAAATACATTTGCACCCCTTATAAAAAGTTGACGTAAATTTCACCAAGACCGTTGGCAACATAAGTTGTTAAGGTCATCGATAAACCAACCAATCCGTCTTGATCCTCTAATTTGAATGCTGATATTACTGCAGTCGGTGCGTAGACGTTACAGGTTTTTCCAGCAACCCAGTTCCCGCCAGACTTAACACCGAAGTTATACATAAATTCAGTGTTTTGATTTGTTCTAAATCTCTTAAATTTATCTGCATCATACTGTTCAAGCAGCGCCGTGATTTCAATTGTCGCCTCACGCTCGATGATAACAGTTCCAGATTTTCCGCTCTCGGCACACACACACAATATATCTTGCTTTGTGTTTGTTAAAGCTATCGAAATTGTTGCTGCACAAAAACAAATATTGTTATCGAAATCACCTAGGAACACTTCGTTGTTTTTAGCAACTATTGGATCAGATGCATCAAACGTCGGAACAAACGGACTTTCCAAATCAATTGGATTGTCGCCTGTGTAGGTCACGGCACCGGTGTCGTCAGCTGCAACCAAAAATCCGATAGTTGATCCAATTGTGTTGGCTGTGTTTGCACCAGAGTTCCAAAGAAGTTCTAAAGTCCCACCGCTTGATGAGATTGTATATTTCCCCGTGATGTCAGAGTAAACAACAGTGATTGTATCGGCCGTTGCTGCATCCATTGCAGATTGAATTGCCTCGGCAAGTTCGTGTGGATCTTTATAAACCTTTTGTGGAACAGTGACGTTTTCCTCACCACCGCCGTCATCAAAATCAATGTGATCATTGCTTGATGTGATTTCAATTGGATTGAAATAATATCCGGTTCCTTCAAGTGAAAAAGAACCGTTTACAAGTTCGCCAGCATTTGCCTCGATTGAAATTTCAGTTACTCTAAGTCCAGCAACAAGTTCAATCGCGCCGCCGTTTCCTCGATAAAGCCATCCGGAAACAGTTGGGAAATCATTCCCCGGCTTGTAAAGAACCGCTTTTCCTAGGTTAACACCAAGGGCAGGTGCGCCAGCTAAATTGAAGTTCAAAGTTAAATCATTTGATGCAATTGATTTTACGTTACGAACAGAATATCCATTCACTCCGTCTTTAATTAAAAGAGCCTCACCTCGCTCGAAAAACAAACCCTCACCAGTATCGACTTTGATGATTGCCGCAGTCGTTGCGTTCCCGGCCGTTGATGCGGCAACAGTGTTATATTCGGTTGCGTTTACAGATTTGCCACCAAAAGCGCCCTCAATTAAAAGACCAAAGTTTGGTTCTTGGCCCTCAACACCGGAATGACGAATGTAGTGATCAATCGATGCTGTTGGATTTTCCAAACCTTGAATCGGTTTTGCTTTTCCAAGCGACCCAGTCAACTCGGCATTTTCAAGCGTGTCGAATGCTGATTCAACATCAAACCCGTCTTGCAATGCCAAATAATCTGTTGCCGCTGCGGGAGCGACTGGCACACCCTCGGTTGTCTCTTCTAAAATCGCAAGCACACTTGCTTTTGTTTGAAAGTTTGCCACCCAAATTCCCCCTGTTTAGCTGTTTAAATCCTCAAAATATTCAAGCTCAAATCTTGAAACTATAGTTATAAAATGGTCATTGTCCGACAACACCGACTCAATTCCATCGTCGCCAACGAATATCATTTTCGTGATCGTTTCGTTGTCGTTGACCGTCGGGTCCTTTTCCATTGCCTTAATTAAAAGATATTGGTCCTCTAAAAGCAATTTCTCATTTGTTTCGTTCTTAGCTGTGATCAAACTAGACCCGTGTCTGGTCCTCGTGATTGGAATTGATATCGTTCTGCCAACAGAAAGATGGCACGAAAGATTCCTATTGGTGTTTGTTCCGGGACCAAGCGCCAGACCCCAGCCTTTCATAAGTGCGGCCGTTGTATTTTCTGGCACCTCGTAAGGATTTGATAATTGTTTGTGTGTTGGAAATGTCGTTTCCAAAAGTGTCTTTATGGCATCGAACGCGTCAGAAATGTTGCTCATCGTCTAAAAAACCCCACCTTAGAAGTGCGTTCTCTGCGGTCTAGGATTGCGTTGTTATTCTCATCGATGTGGAATCTTAGAAGTTTCAAAGCCTTTTCGTATTGATCATTAGCATCTTTTCGTTCCTGTTCGAAATCTTTCCCGAATGCTCTAAAAGCAATTTCGGCCACCTTGTGGACCGATGCCTCGTTTAAAGTTTGCCAATCAAGGATCTGATTCCTTGAGAAAATAATATTCTTTCGTTTCATATCCCTGATTATTTGTTCAGCGGCGTGAAAGTGTTGAAGATCCCAAGAGGTTTTAAGATCCTGAAATTGATCCAAAACAGTTGGATTCATAAGCACCGGATAAATCAAACTGATATCTGAATCGTTTGAAAATTTGTGCCCTATGTGTTTCAATTCGGTCTCGACAGCAAGGTCATTGCTCCACGAGAATCGCGCCCAATACATATCAAAAATCTTAATACCTGTGAGACCTGTTATTTGATCAGACTCATCATTTGTGGATTCCCTAGACCATCCTTTGTCATCATTTGGCCGAAAGGAAATGTGACCCGATTGAGCAAGCGAAACCCCGCCGACTGCAGTTTGATCAATTATGTCCTCGCAAGGAATCCAATATGACCCGTCCCAAACATCAACCGAGACCGATGAGACTTCATCGTTTACGGTTTGGAGCTCAACATATCTGTGGTTAAATGGGAAATCAGATGCAACATAAAGATAATCTTCGCCGGCAACAAATGGCATGACAAAAGTGCCACCATCAAATTTATTAAGCTTAACCGAAACGTCAGAAAGTGTTCCGTCATCTGAAAAAACTGTTCTATTTATCATCAATGACGACATTTTTTCCCCTATCTTTAAGGTGTTTTAAGACCGTTTGATGCAACCAATTGAAGTGCAATCTTGTATTGTGCAATTTGATTTGGACTCAATGGCAATTGATAGGTGGCCAAAATATGTTTTGCTTGTTCAAGTGTCATCAAAAACCCCTAGTGTAAATCAACCCAAGACCCAGCTGCATAAACTTGCAACTTGTCAGTTGTTGAATTGTAAATTTGCATCCCGTTAACAGCGGTCAACGCGTTTCGTTCCGTTGTTGTCATCCTCGCGTTCATAAATGCTTTTGTTGTCGATTTAATTTCAAGCGCCACACTTGAATTTGTGACAGTGTCATCACTACCGGCCGTCCCGCCAATTAAAAGATTTCCAGCAAAATAATTGTTTATTCCCGGTGATTCATAAAATCCCCAAGACGTTGTTCCCGGATCACCGAAAGGCAAATCCATCTTATAGCCGACAAGTCTTGTGACCGCGGTTGATCCATTCGGAATTGCAACAGATCGACAGAGTTCTAAATTCCCAATCGTTCCGCCACCAGCGCCAGCATCTAAACTCAAAGCAAATGTTCCGCCAGTGATCCGATCAACAGTTGATCCAGTTCCCATCGTAACAACGGCCGGCAAGGCAAGTGCTGAAATTCCAACAAAGCCAGTTGTCACCGTGGCATTATCACCGACAGTCAAAAGCATCGCGGTATTTATTCCAATCGTGTCGGCAAGGGTTAAGTTTGCAGACGCGGCAACCGTTGGATTTGTGATCAGACCATGAATTGTTTCAGGGTTTCCGCTACCTGTTACAACGGCTTGTGATGCAAATGCACTCAACTTTCCAATTGAAAGTGCGCCACCAAAAGAAAGGGAACCTGATATTGTGACGTTTCCGTCTAAGTTTGCTGCTAAAATTTGTCCCGGATTTTCACCGCCGGAAAAGTTAACAGGTCCAAAAATATCCTGAGTGTTTGATCCAACGCCTGAAATTGTTGTTGTTATAGCCGCAACAAGTTGAGGTATTGCATCAACGGCGTTCTTTATTTGAGTCGCAGTCGAAACGCCGTCCTCTATTTGAACAGTGATATCAGTTCCCAAAATTGAAACAACTTCGGCGCCAGCGGTAGCACCGGCCGTGTATTCTAAAGTGTAATTGTCATTGTCGCCAACGGCATTGAACTCAAATGTTAAGTCTTGCTCTGTTAACGATGATTGAAGTCCGGCATAAGCAGTGACGTTGTCCATTGAAACATCAAGGCCGGCAACATAATTGCCCTCTGAAATAGTTGGATTCACTCGAATGCCAACGAAAGAACTTGTCAAACCCATGTCGCCATAAGTTCCCGAAACAGCAATACCATTTACGCTGGCGTTTCCTGTAAAGTTATCAATCGTTGGGTTTAAATTTATTCCAGAATAATTTGTGTTGTTGTTTACGTCCGCAATTGATGGGCTAAGATTGATCGATGTATAACCGTTGACCATGCAATTGATATCAGCGAAATCATAAAATGCAACGACGTATGCGCTTGAGTCTAAAGATGCTGATGCGTGAACTTGTGGTTGAAATCCGTAGCCTTGAAGTGGCCCGGTGATTGTCACGTTCGCATTTACAATTCCGAGACCAAATGAATAGCCTATTCCGCGAACATCGATTGGATCGGTGCCATTCCCGATTGAAAAATTGTTGTTGTAAAAATCAATGGATCCAAGATCAGATTCCCCGTTGTGTTCCATGTTATTTACATGAAATCTAAATCCAGATCCCGGCTCACCTAAAGAAAATCCGGCGTCTGTTGTGTCGATTGCCACTTGATTATTGAAAAGATTCACTGTCAAGGAATCGCTATTTGCAATTGGATTTATGTTTGTTAAGTTTTGATGAATATCAATCGAACCCGTTTCGTTGTTTGGCTCGAAAGTTAAGTTCGTGTATTTGCCACCACTGACGGTTGATCTTGTAAATCCCGGCAAACCTTCGATGACACCAGAATTGTTTTGATAAATAAATTCATTGTTGTTTGCAGTGATGACGTCCTGTTTCGAGCTTAAATCAACCGTTGTCAGCTGTGATATTGGAATACTTATCCTAGAATAATTTGTTCCTTGAACATCAATCGTCACGTCTGGGTCTGTTCCAACACCAGTTACGTTTGCCACAATTTTTACTAGCAATCGATCTGTTGCTAAAAGTCCGTTGATAACACCCGTTGCTATTTCGCCACCAACTTCAACGTTTGATCCTGTCAAAGGAACCGAAAGGCCAGACGTTGCAAGCAATGTTTCAACACCGCCAGGATTTGTTCTGCTATAAAACTCAGCAAACAACCTTGTGACTTTTGTCCCTGCCGTTTGCCTTGCTTGGCACCTGAATGTCATCACGCCTGATGAAATAAATGTTGTATTTGGAAAACCTGAAACAGAACAAAACTCTGCAACGACAACGCCTGTCGAAACACCACTTGCGGAAAGACCAGCGCCACCAGCGCCCGGAATATCCGTTGTCATTTCCAGTCTAGATCCGCCCTGATCCGATGCCGATGCTTTTAAATAGTAGGCGTTTCCTCGATCAATGAAGTTTGAAAACTTGTTTTTTAAATCTGTTTGGTCATCAATTGTTCCGGTGATTGAACCCCAAGATCCGCCGCCAGCCTCATTTGCAGGTGCCCATGAAGACCCGTTCCATTTGGCAACCTGTCCACTAGACGCACCACTTTGAGTTAAGTCCGAAAGAGCGTGCGTGTGTGATGAGTTTGCTTTTAAATCAAGTGCTGATTGTGTGGCCGTTGAAATAGGTTTGTTTAAATCAGACGTGTTGTCCGCGTTTCCTAAACCAACTTGAGTTTTAGTTACTGCGTGAGGGTTTGCAAGATCAGCGATGTGGGTCGAAATGTCCCCGGACTCATCAAAAGAATAATCAAGTGTTGTCCAATCGTCCGTTCCGTTTCCTATTTTTATTTTACCGGTGTCGATTTCAAAACCAAACTCACCTTGAGCAAGCGTTGGGTTTGCAGTTGTCCAGTTGGCTGCGGTGTCTCGTCTGATTTGAATTCTAAAAGCCATTTAATTCCCCTTAAAAAGAAACAGATGATCCGCCGTCAAGTTCCTGTGTGACCAAATAAACAGACTCCGAAGAGCCACCATCGATGATTGAAAGTGCGCCACTGCTTGAAATATTCTCGATCGCGGAAACAATACTTTCAAGTAAAACATATCCATCAGGGTCAATCACGCGTCTGGCAACATTGCCACTCTCTGTTAAGCCAAAAGCCTGATTGTCTCTGGTGTTCAAACCGAGGGTTTCAAATTCATTTTCTGTGAATGTTTTTATCTCTGACAAAAGTCCCCCGACATTAAAAAGGGGACCGAAGTCCCCCGATCAAAACTTATGCGGCTTGCATAACTTCGATGTAAAACTTAATTTTACCAGCGGTCAATGCCGCAGTACCGATAGCCATTCCAACTTTTCCGTTGGCCGCTAGGTACAAATCAACACCAGCTGCGGCCTGTGGAAAAGTCGCGTTTGCTGTTAAAGATGCCACTGCAGTTGATGCCAAAAACGCATCAACGTCCCCACCAACAACACCTAAAATAAGTGTTGCAGATCCGCCAGACGTGCAAGTTGTTAAGACTTGAGTAACGACGTCCGTTACAATCATTCCTTCTTTTGCCTCGAAAACATCTAGTGTTCCGACTGCGCCACCGTCTACCGCGAAATCATAAACGACCTCAACGATATGTTTTCCAGCTGAACCAACAAAGTGATTTAGCTTTGCATTTCCTAATGCTGCCATAATTATTCCCCTTTTTTCTTTTTCGTTTTAGTTAACAAAACCTTTTGCGGTGATTGGAACCAAACGAAATGTCTAGTTCCCACCGGATAAATAAATCTCACTACTACAGGGCCAGGCAAAGATTGAACGAACTTTTTTGCATCATCAACATTTGTGAACGACTCGCACTGCAGGCCGCTTGCAAAGTTGTCGTGAGTATCAAATAAGTTTTGTTCAATCTCGTCCATTTTGTCCCCTTAATTATGCCGTTACAGTGATGTGTTTTTTGTCGCCATCGATGCCAAGTTTTGCACCGAAAACGATATCAACAGACATCACAAATCCAAATTCCTTGCTTGAATGTTTATCAGACACTTTAAATTGTGGCTGAGTTTGCATTACAAGGTGCAAGAAATCAGGGTGAAACGCTAGTGCGAAATCAGCTGCTCTTGAGTTGTCCTCAAGGATGTTGAAACCCAATCGTCGCTCTGCAATTTGACCGCCAATTTGTGGTGCATCGTTAACGAAATCACGAGAAATGATGTTTGTTTCAGATAACAAATCACCATAATATTGTGGGTCCATCAACAAATACCAAGGCTTGTTTCTCATCCACTTAGCTTGTGATGCTAAAGTTCTAACTGCACCAAGCTGTGAGCTAGTGAAATCAGTCACGCCAGTGATCGTGTGGTCTGGAGCTGCGGCGCTTGGAGCAACCAACGAATAGAGATAATCGTTGATTTGTTTTGCTACTGCAAATTCTAGTGACGCTCTGATTTCAGAATCTTTGCTGCCAAGTTGGGTTTGCAACATGACAAGGTCTTCCATGTCATAAGATGCAACGGCTCGTTTATCAGCCTTGATTTCAATTTGTGTCGCGCTCAAAGCCTCTGAGCTGAAAGAATCAGCATCAACACCAACTGTTTTTAGTTCACCGTTTGGAGCGTTGATTTGAGAAACTTTAACAGTGTCGCCTTTTTGAGCAATTTCCCCAGAGTAATCTCTGTTTACTAGAGCACCCAAAAGAAGTTGTTCACGAAGTTCCATCATAAATACATCAGACCAAGCCTCTCGTACAAGTGCCTCGATCTCGGCTGCGCCTCTTTGTGTTTTTGCCATATATTATCCCCTTGTTTTTAGTTGCATAAATTTGTCGAGATTTTCTTTCTTTTGCTTTGCATCCATGGAGTTCCATTGATCCAAAGTAAAATCACCGCCTGATTTTGCTGCGTCTTGAGGCAAGTTCCTTTTGTCATTGAACATAATGACCTCGGGATAAGTTTCTCGAATCTTATCAGCTGTGTGTTTTACGCTCACAGGATCCGGCTCACCAGTTTCAGGATTCACAACGACGTCAGATAAATGGGAATCAATCAAACCCCAATATTGGCGTTTAACTTGACCAGGAATTGCCTCGATAACCGCATTGAATTTTTGAGCGTTTTCAATTCGCTCGCTCATGCTTTGCAGTTTTTTAAAAGCGTCATCACGTTCCGACTCTTTTATCTTGGCGTATTCTTGCCACTTGTTCTGTTCTTTCAATTGTGTCTCTTGAGCCTGTTTTTCTTTTTCCTCAAACTCACGCAATTTTTCTTCTAATGCCTTTGCCTTTTGGGACCAATTATCCTTTTCTGTT